ATCAAATGGCTTGCTGAAAATTGGCATTCTCTTTGGGAGGGAATCAAAAATGCTGTCTCAGGTGCTTGGAATTTCATTGAAGGAATTATCAACACAATTGGTGGCGGCATCCGAGGAATGATTGGCTTGATCAAAGGCGAAATCAATGGCTTGATTTCATTGGTCAATAAGGCGATTCAAGCAATCGATGCAATTCATGTGACCCTTCCATTCAATGCTGGAACAATTGGATTCAATATCCCTCAGATTCCTTTACTTGCTGAAGGTGGAATTGTTACTTCCCCAACTCTTGCCATGATTGGCGAGGCTGGCGCTGAAGCAGTCATTCCTCTTAGTAAGATGAGCAACATGGGTGGCGGAATCAATGTTGTTGTCAATGTCCAGGGATCAGTTGTTCAAGAACAGGATCTGGCAATCTCGGTTCGCGATCAAATCGCAATCTTGATGCGCCGCCGAGGACTCAATCCTTCAATTCTTGGAGTGTAATCAATGGCACTTTATGATGGATCCAACGCACCAACAATCACTGTTGAATTTGACACTGGGAAACTTGGAGCATTCGTTCTCGGAGTTTCCCCTCTTGGTGGAACCGATGTTCTTGGAATTAGCACAACAACCTGGTCACAAATTCCATCCACCGACATTCGAAAACTTTCAATTCGTCGAGGAAGAACTCGCGAGGATCAGGCAGTCAACCCTGGTGCTTTGACATTGGTTTTGGAAAATAGAACTTCAACTTATGATCCAGACAATCTTTCCTCAATCTACAACTGGGATGGATATTCTTTACTTTCGGCAGGATTAGGTGTCAGAGTTTCAGCCACTTGGTCATCGACAACTTATGTTCTTTACAGAGGCTACTTGGAACAACTCGATGTGGATGAATCCTTAGATCCAATCGCAACTTTTCAATTCACAGATGCTTTGGCTTGGATTGGTAGGCAAACAGTTGCCGCAATTGCCAGTTCTTATTCAGGCGATACCACTTCCACTCGCCTTGGTAGAATCCTAGATGCTGCTTTTTGGGATTCTTCACTTCGCAACATTACTGGCTCACGCACAATGCAACCAACAACTTTTGGCGATACTGCTCTTTCATTAGGAGATCAGATTGCCCGATGTGAATTCGGGCGCTTCTATGCAGACAGACTTGGAAATATCACTCTCCTGCCTTATGAATCAACATTTTCCACTCCATCTCGAATCAATTTTTCGGATGCAAGAACTTCTGGATCTGTTGAATATGACAGCATCGTCACAAACCCTGGCGCGAAATACATTGTCAATCAGGTAACAATCAATCAGGCAACTGGAATTTCACAAACTTATTCAGACAGCGCCTCGCAAGGTCGTTTTGGTGTTTATTCAAAAGTTTATGATGCGCCTTTGCTTGACAATTCAACTGCTTCAAATTTGGCAACAATTATCGCTTCGAGATATTCCCTGCCAAAGACTCGCGTGGATCGCGTGGAATTTGATGCAATTGGACTTGATTCATCAGTCTGGTCTTCACTGCTTCAAACTGATCTTGGTGACAACTGCACAGTTCAAAGAACAACAGTTGACTCAAGAACCAGAATCTTCACTTCATTGGTAGAATCTATTCAATACGACCTGACTCCAGATGGATGGCGTGTCGGCATGGATCTTTCACCAGCAGCAGGTGTTGCATACTTTACAATCGGATCGTCAGTGCTTGATGGCACAGATGTCCTCTATGTCTAGGAGAAAATAAATGGCTGGATTGGGATACAAGTTATTCGTCAACGGAAACACTCTTTCCGCATCTGACTTGAACACTTATGTTCAACAACAGACTGTGATGGTCTTTTCGACCACTGGCGCGAGAACCACAGCGCTTTCCAGTGTTCTTGCTGAAGGAATGGTCTCTTATGTCACAGGAACTGGATTGCAGTATTACACAGGCAGTGCATGGGTAAATTTCGATCACACATTCTCTGGCTCATCTTCTGGATCCACAATTCTTGCCGCATCTGCAACAGCATCTGGAACTCTTACTCTTCCAGCAGCAACAGACACATTGGTTGCTCGAACAACAACTGACACATTGACAAACAAATCTTTGACTTCTGCTCGCGAAATTTCAACAGTTTCCGCGACTGCTGCAACTGGCACAATCAACTTTGATGTCAAGACTCAAGGTGTTCTCTATTACACAACCAATTCTTCAGCCAACTGGACCCTCAATGTTCGTGGCGATGGATCAACTACTCTCAACACTGTGATGGCAACAGGAGATTCAGAAACAATCATATTCCTGGTCACTAATGGTTCGACTGCTTATTATCCAACAGCGCTGACAATTGATGGCACATCAGTCACTCCAAAGTGGCAAGGTGGAACTGCTCCAACTGCTGGAAATGCCTCAGCAGTTGATGCTTACAGTTACGCAATTATCAAAACAGGTTCAGCCGCTTTCACAGTTTTTGCTTCTCAAGTCAAGTTCGCATAAGGGGAAACAATGTCACCAATCTTGGGAAGTATCGGAGGACTTGCTGCTCGCGCTTATGGATTGATAAGTTATGTCAAAGCAATCATCCCTGGTTCACTTTGGTCATCTCACAGTGGTTCATTTTCGACTTCTTGGTATTCAGCCGCTGCAAGTGGCACAGGTCAATTCGTTGCAACCATTTTCAACAGTGGAACTATGCAATATAGTTCTGATGGTTATTCATGGTCAAATAAATCCATGCCATCATCTGCATATTGGACCGATCCAGTCTGGAATGGTTCAAAGTGGATTGTGGTAACTCAAGGACAATCTAAATACGCAACATCTACCGACGGACAAACTTGGACAGGTGGAACGACACCCAGTATTAGTGCTCAACATCTTGCCTATGGTGGTGGAAATTTCTTTGCTTGCAATTATGGTGGAAATACCATGATGCTTTCATCATCTGGAACTTCATGGACAACTTATTCAATGCCTACAACTGCTAACTGGGCTGGCGTTGCTTATGGAAATGGCACTTATGTCTGTGTAACTGATGCAACTGCTCCTGGTGGCGCATATTCTACAAATGGAACAACTTGGTCAAGCAGTTCAGGCAGATCGGGCAGCGCTTACAATAGTGGAGTTGCTTTTTCCAATGGAATTTTCGTTTCAATTATTGGAACTGGTCCAACTTATTACACAACAACCGATGGAATCACTTGGACTTCAAGAACTTTCCCTGTTTCCTATTCTTATGGCTCTCTACAAGCAACAGCAAACAACTTCGTGATGATTCCTGGTGGTGGTTCAGCAAATGCATATTATTCTTCAGATGGAATAACTTGGACTTCTGCTGCTTTGGGTGCAACTTACGCAGGAATCGCAATTGAATGGGATGGTTCAAAAGTTTATTATCAAATAAATAATGGCACAGCAATTCTAACCTCACCATGATAAGGGGAAATAAATGAGATACAAAATCGATTCAACAACTTTTGCCATTTCAATTTTTGACGATGGCTCTGACATTCCTTTTCAATATCAACCAACCTATCCAAATGGAGATTCTTTTGATTCAGTAGAGGAAGCGTCTATTTGGGCGCAAGCCGCTATCGATTCACACAAGGATGATGTTTTGGTATATCCACCAAATGGCAAAAATCTTCCATCGGAACCAAAACCAACTCCAGAACAAATTTCTGCTTGGTTGGCAAAAAATAACAAAAGAATTTGATTTTTTGAAATAAACCAGATCCAACCCCAACAAAATAATCCCCAATCACTTCAACCTCTAGGAGATACAAATGGCAGTTTCCTCTGCACAGTTCACAGTTACAACATCACCAACAAAGATCGTCAGCGCCGACATTGCTGCTGAAATGGTCTATGTTCACAGTGAAACTGCAATCGCTTATCTTGGCGGAGACAACACAGTCTCTTCGACCACTGGTTACAAGTTGGACATCAATGACAAAATTTCCCTTGCCAACCATGAAGGTGAACTTTGGGTCGTATCATCAGCAGCCAGCGCAGTAAGTGTGTTGATCATTACCAAATGAATTCAGACACTGCAACAATTGTTTATTCTTACTTCTTCGTAACAGCAGGAATTCTTGCTGCAATGAGTTTCCTTGCAAAACACACCATCAAAAAGCACACAGAAGCAATCGAAGACAAATTGGCGCGGATTGAATACGCTCTTTTCAATGATGGACAGACTGGCTTGATCAATAAAGTTGATCAATTGATTGAGAATCAAAACATCATCAAGATTGATGTTGAAGTGATGAAGGCAATTACCGAAACCAAGTCAACTCGCTCAAGAAGTTCCAAATGACAACTGGCGCTGATCTTGTCAAGATTGCTCAAGGCAAGATTGGCACTGTCGAAAAGGGTGGCGCTGATGGCAAGTCTGGCAACATTGTTCCCTTCTGGGATTGGTGGAAAGCCAAGACTGGTCAAAATGATCAAGGTCAATCCTGGTGTGCTTGTTTCGTCAGTTGGTGCTTTGATCAACTTCACGCTTCCTCACTTGCCGCAGCAAAGACTCCTGTTGGATTTATTTATTGTCCAGATGGCGTGAACTACTTCAAGAAGAAGAAGCAATTGGTTGATCCAAAGACTGCTCAGCCAGGAGACATCATCTTCTTTGATTGGACAGGCGCTGGAGTTGCAGATCATGTTGGAATTGTGATTGAAAATCATGCTGCCAATTCTTATCTCATAACTATCGAAGGCAACACATCCCCAGAAGGTGCAATTGGCGCAAGTCAGCAAAATGGCGGCGGCGTGTATCAACGCAAGCGCTATCTCGGAAAGACGATCATTGCAGTCGCAAGACCAGCCTGGACAACCCTCATCCCTACAAAGTAAGGAAAAGAAATGAAACTAGATTCAAAGAAAATCAAAGCATTGGTGCTAACTTATGGCAGCCTCACACTTCCAGTTGCAACAGCAGTGTTCGCAATGAATGCCAGTGGATTGGTCAAGGTTCTTTCTTTCCTTTCAGGATTGATTCCAGTTATCGCTCGCCAAGCAAATCCAAAGGATCCATTCACTCTCAATCTTCTTGCAGTTGCAAAGAGTGAAATCGATGCAGAAATTGCAAAACAGAAAAAAACCAAGGCATAAACTTTGAACATTCAGGGCTTGATCCTCAACCCTGAAGCCAAGCAAGCAGCATCCCTTCTCGCCGAGAAGACTTTCGAGCGCTATCGCAACAATCCTGGACATTATAGGAACACAGCGAACAGTCATCTTGTTGGTCATCTCGGCGAATTTGCTGCATTCATTTGGCTTCGAGATAACGGCTTCGAGCCAGAGGCAGCCTTTTCAGATCCAGCAAAAGACAGAGATCCAGACATCTTCACCAATGTCGGGCGCATTGAAGTCAAGACATGGAGTGAGCGTTATTGGGATCAATGGGGTCGATGTGTCTCAGTTTCGCAGTATGCTTCCATCAAGCGGAAAGCAGATTTCATCTTCTGGCTCTCAGTTGATGAAGTTGAATCCGAGACACCAAAAGTCACATTCAGGGGATGGTGTGAAGTGAGCATCTTCGAGGGGATGTCACCGATCATGACTGGTGATTCTGGTCGAGAGGTCAGAAATTACCAACTCGATCCATCACAACTGAATCCAGTTGAAGAGATGGGAAAGTTACATGAAGCGCGAGGAAATACTGCAACAAGCGATTGACCTAACAATGGGAGATCGCAATGAACAAAATGGTGATCCTTTTGAGAATCATCAAAGAATTGCAAAGATTTGGTCAGTCATTCTCAATCAAGAGATTGCTCCTTATCAAGTCGCATTGTGCATGGCTGGGCTGAAGATCGCTCGACTGGCATTCAATCCACTCGAAGATTCATTCATCGATGGTGCTGCTTATCTGGCAATCGCAGGAGAGATCGTCAACAAGGGGGAAAGAAATGAGAAATCTCGTTGTTCTTGTTCCGAGTAGGAACAGACCGCAAAACATTGAGGATCTGATCAAGTCATTCGATGAGACAGAGACCGAATCAGATTTGATTGTGATTGTTGATGATGATGAGCCACAGATAGATGCTTATCTTCAACTCGGTTGCGATGTCTTGATGGTTGCCAAGCAAGGAAAAGGAATGGCAAAGCCATTGAACTTTGCTGCCAATCACTTTGCTGACAAATATCGACACTTCGCATTCCTTGGCGATGATCACAGACCACGCACCAAGAATTGGGATCTCACATTCATCAACACTCTTGATGAAATGGGAACTGGCTTGGTCTATGGAAATGACTTGCTTCAAGGTGAGAACTTAGCAACAGCAGTTGGCATGAGTGGTGACATTGTGAAGGCGCTGGGTGGCATGGTTCCACCAGACATGATTCACTTGTATCTGGACAACTTCTGGATGACACTCGGCAAAGATTTGAATGCTCTCCGCTATATCCCAGAAGTTGTTCTCGAACATCTGCATCCAGTTGCTGGCAAGGCAGAATGGGATGAAGGTTACAGAGCAGTCAACGCTGAAGAAGTTTATTCAGCCGACAAGAAGGCGCTCGATGATTACCTGGCGAGCGATGCTTATTCTCAACTCTTGGCGGCTCTTCGATGAAAATTCTTATCACTGGAGATGCTGGCTTCGTAGGTCGAGCATTCCGCAAGAAGTTCGAATCGCAAGGTCATCAGATTGTTGGAATT